GCGCCCACCTGATGATGTCGGCTTGGAACGGCTTCGCTGACTGGTGAACCTGGCCGGCATCGAATCCAGTCCTCGGCGCGTCGACGGCTTTCGTCTTCAGAAACTCCTCATACGTCATTCCGCCACCTCCCCCCGCCGCGCCGCCAGCACCGCCGCAATCTGCCGCAGCCAGCCACCATACTCGGCGATTTCAGCGTCTGTGTATTCGTTTTCCCGCCCCACGGCCTGAAGCGTCTCCAACCATTCGGCTAGCAGCTTGCGAATGCAGCCGATTTGCACATCGTTGTCGATGGCAACGATGGCGTGGCGGCTGGCGTGGATCTGACAGACGTACTGTTTGCAGCGCAGGTCCGCCCCGCGCAGGTTCGCCCCGCGCAGGTTCGCCCCGCGCAGGTCCGCCTCGCGCAGGTCCGCCCAGCTCAGGTCCGCCCCGAACAGGTCCGCCCCGCGCAGGTTCGCCCCGCGCAGGTTCGCCCCGCGCAGGTCCGCCCCGCGCAGGTTCGCCCCGCTCAGGTCCGCCCCGAGCAGGTTCGCCCCGCTCAGGTTCGCCCCGCGCAGGCTCGCCCTGCTCAGGTTCGCCCCGCTCAGCGTATCGAAGTTTACGGTGTGCAGCACCGCGCCATCTTTATGTCTGATCTCAATCATTCTCCACCTCCATCCGTCGCAGCCTCTCCACCGCATCAACCCACAACCCGCACTCCAGCTCTGCCGCCCGAATCCGCTCGTGCAAATCCTGCGGCGTTGATCCGACGCGAATCAACGCCAGCGCCGCCAAGGTGGCCGTGCGTCGCTTGTTTACCAATGCCCGCTGCTCGTCGAGTGTCAGCGGCGGTTTCATCTTTCTCATGCGTTCCTGCTCCAGTAAAAATTCCTCTGCGAACCAGTCATGCAGTCCCAGGCGTGCGCCGGGGTCCGCGTATTGTGCCGCGCAGCGTAGTTGCTCGGCGCGGGCGTGGGCAATGGCCATGGGCGGGCCTCTGGCGTCACCCGCGCCCGCAGCTCCCGCAACTCGGCGATGAGAGCGGGGAGTGCGTTGTAAGACGCGACGAGGCGTTCAGCATGCTCCTTGTCGATAAACCCGGTGAGGCAAAACCCGCCAGCCCCAGCGCCATGGTAATACCCCGCGCCACCCAAAACGCCCCAATACGTCCGATCCTCCTCCAATCCCGCCCCGCCATTAGGCAGCAGTCGCCCCTCCCCCGGCGTACTGCTCGTTAGTACCGCTTCCAGCGCGTCCAAATCAATCTTCTGTTGTTCCATAAGTCTCCTTCTCTTCGGTCAGATACTCCTCTCGTTCTCTGCGCTCCCGGCGTTGCTCGCGCGCCAGATCGTCGCGGTCGGCGGCGGTGTGGCGGTCGTCAGACATCGTCATCTTCCTGCTTTTTTCGCTCCGGATCTGCGGGCAGCTCCTGCCAGTACGTCACGTCGACGCACAGTTGCTCCCCATCCCACGCACAGCGCCACATGCCAGCATCGTCGCAGTGCACGACAACCCACGCTTCCAGAAAATCAATGTAGCCGAGCACATGCTGGCCCGACGGCGGTTTCACAACCGCCGCAATACCGCCACGGCGATTCCACGCCTCCGCCGCCTCGCGCCGAGAGCGATAGTGGCCAATTCTAAGGCCGCACGCCGCGCAAAACACAGTGTGACCGCCCCGGAAAGTTCCGCTTGCCGTCGCCTCGCTGGTCGGCCCGCACATCGGGCAAGGCAGTAGTTCGCTCACGCTTTGCCGGCGACTATCCGTCAGTGGCTTTTTCATTCGGCCCCCTTCGCAGCGCGAACAGCAGCGTCCCGCTTGGCAGTGAGCGCATTGACCTTTTTCCCGGCGTCGGCAATTTCGTCAATGAGGGCGTCCCATTTGGCCTCGGCCGCTGCCAGACGAGCCCTAAGCCTGTCGGCTTCTGCGTCGAGATGGTCGTACCTTGCGCGCCAATCATCTATGGTCACCGCACCACCCCCCCATTCCGCCTTCAGTTCCGCCGTCCGGCGCTCCCGCAGCAGCGCGGCCTCGTAGTTCGCCTTGGCCCGCGTTGCGATGACGAGCCATACTGTTGCCCGACCGTACTGATGCAGCGCCAAGGCCAGGGCGCAGACGGCGAGGACTAGGACTGCTCCGATGATTTCCATTAGGCGATCCTCCAGACGCGTTGTTTGTCGTTTCCGATCTTTCGAGAAACTAATTTTATAGACCGCAAGCGGCCTGCTTCTCGGGCGCGTTCGCATTGTACATAACTGCACTCGAACGAATCGCCAATTTCCAACCCTTCAATCAGTTTGATAAGCTCGCCATCACGCTTACGGTTTAATGGCCAAATGGGAATATTTTTTTCTACTTTAAACACAATGGTTCCCTCCTCAAATACGGGGCGGCTTCCCGCCCCGGCTGGGTGCCTAGAACGGCACGTCCTGGTCGCCAATCGCCGCAAACGGCGAAGGCCCTGCCTCGACTTCCCGCGCCGCCGATCCACCGCCACGCGGGAACGGGCCGTTCAATCGCACACCGTACTTCTCCTGCTCCTCTGCCACGACCGACGCCTGCGCGTCCGCCAACCGCGCGTTCAACTTTCGCAGCCAGTCGCCGCCGGTCAGGTCGGCCTCGGTTGCGCCGAGGGCTTCGAGACGCTTGCGAGTGTTGCTGAGCGACTTGGGCGTCAAGAACAGATTGGTGCTGCCCTGTGAGTCGTCGGCAAACCGAACGACCACTTCGAGCGCCTGGGTACCGTTTTGGCCGAGTTCCACCTTCCGCAGTCCCACAATACGGACGTCGTACCAGGTTTTGTCCTGTAGGCTTTGCGCGATCATTCAGCGGCCCCCTTGATCTCGGCGAGCTTGTCAGCGAGAACGGTGGCGGCTCCCATGCGGGATTCGGTCTCGGTCACGACGTCCTCAATCGGCACCTCGCCAGGCGCAAGCACGCTGACGTAGTCGGTTACCTCGGGACAGTAGAACTTCTGGAGACGCCCCAACGCCCGCCAGTAATACATGGATTCGGGGTCCTCCATGTAGGTGTCCTTTCTGTCCTTCTTCATGCGCTTGGCGTCCTCCTCGTTGAACGACGCCGTGGCCGGCCTATCGCCATCCATGACCACCGTGCCGTTCTTCGTCAGCCGCAACACGCAGCCCTTGATGTCACGCTGCACGAACTGCCAGCCGTAGCCGTGCCGGCGCATCAGCAACTCGATGACCGTCCCCATCATAGCCGGGACGCCGTTGATGAAGTAGATACCCCGCGCCGCCTGAAACTCGGTCAGCCCAAGGTCGCGACCGAACCGAATCCGCATGGCGATGTCGGCGGGGTCCACCTTCTTGCCCGCTGCTGTCCCGCGAGCGTACAGCAGCCCGCTGGTGAAGTCGGTCTTCATCTGGACGGCGTTAGCGCGGGCCGCGCTGCCGACCTCGCTGGCCGCGATGATGTCGTTCAGAAACGACGATATCTGGCCCGGTTGCTCCTGCGGCGCTGGCGCTGGCGTGGCCGCTTGTTGGATCTTTTCTGTTAATGGACCCATATTCTCCTCTTCCCCGTCACGCCGGGAACACGCGGAACGGACGGCTCACGCTTGGCTTGATCACCTTCGCATAGATGTCCGGAAACTGTTTCTTGAGCGCAACGGTATCCACCCGCTGCGAAACCTGCGGCTTGAACGAAATCCGGTACCCCGGCGCCACGCCGCCCGGCGCGTCCCCGATCATGGCGGCCGCGTCGGCCTTCAGCGCCTCCATGGCCTCCTCGGCCTCGTCGCGAACGTCGCGCAGGGCTAGATACTCAGCGGCGATGCTGCCAAGCCCCGCGATCGTTTCGGCGTCCTCGTCCACATCAACCCGGTCCAACAATGCGGCGCCTTGACACGAGTGGCGAAACTCGCACTTCCCGCACCGCTTGTCGCTGACCGGCAGACGGTCCGGTTCCCCGCAGCCGCCTACCATGGCCCAGAATTGCGTAGCCATCTCGCGGACGAGTTCGTAGGCAGCGGGGTCAAACGCGACCTCGAATGTCTCGAAGCGCCAATTGCTCGGCTCCAGCACCGCGAACGCGCCCCACTTGTAGCCAGCGAGCCCCATGTACCACTGGATCTGAAGCTGGTAGCTCAGCGGCAATCCGTCGCGCATGAACGACCGGAACGCGCGTTCGTTGGCCGTCTTGCACTCCAAAACGCCGGGCCCGCGCTCGTCGCCAACGATCATGCGATCCATCGCACCGGCCTGCCAATCCTCCTCGCCAAAGCGTGAGCCGGTGCGGCGGACCTTCCGGCCCGTGCGCTCCTGGTACTCCTCGACAATGAGCGGCTCAAGCTTGGTGCCCCGGATCAGGTGCCCGCGAAACTCAACCTCGTAGTCGGGCTCAACGCCTTGTTTCTGGTACCAGAGCTTTCTCGCGCAGCCGTAGGGCGGGGCGTTGACGATGTGGCCCAGGTCGCTGCCGCCGATAAACCTTGTTCTGTCCATAATCTCCTCTCTTCAGTTGCCCCCAGCCGTGGGACTGGGGGCTCGGTAGTCGGGTTAGCCAATCGTTCTAATCGTGTTTTTTCGTCCGGTTCCTCCTTGGTGAGATACCGCTCAGAGAGCGGCTGGCAGTGACGCCAGGGGACCGGCCAGCGGAATCCACGCCGCCTCTCGTCCGGGTATACCCGTGTGAGATCTGGCCGGCCACCTCGCGCCACTGGCGCTCCTGCTCTACCTTGGCGGCGCCGAGTCGCATATAATGCTCGACCATGACGCGTGCTGTATTGTTGCTGTTCATGTTGTCCTCCAGACAAAAATCGGCCGCCCGCCCGTGACGACAAGCGGCCATATGCTCAACCCAAGGAGTGCCCTTCTGATGGGCTTCGTAGGCCTGTCGGCCTCACCGAACGCCGCACGCGGCGTTCAGCGCGACAGACAGGTGTAGATGTAAACCGCCAGTGCCCAGTTGAGCACCACCGATAAACTCAGGCCGACAATCAGCGCGTCCTTCCCGCGCCGCTCGCGGCGAATCAGGCGGTAGTGGACCTCCGGGCGAATCACTGGCCTGCCTCCGAGTGCGCGTCGTGCCAGGCGCGGAACATGAGGTAGGCAACCGCACCCAATCGCACATACAGATGGCCGATGTCGGCCGCCAGCATCACGCCGGTGGCCACCATTACGGCCACGTGCAACGCGTTCAGCGCGGCCGTCACGCCCGCACCTCATCCAGCGCCGGGACCGACGCGCCCAGCCACTTCAAAACAATCAGCCGCGCCATGGCGGTCGGCGTGAGCCCGAGGGCGCGGCCAGCAGCAATTAGCTCGCCGTGGGCCTCGGGACTCAGCTTGATGAGTACGTTTCGCTTCTGCATGGTTAGAATTTAGCACACAACTCTAACCACAGCGCAACTGTTCGACTATTAAAAATTATTCACAGGCCACGCTAGAACAACGCCGTCCACGCGTACGCATCTGCGGCATCTTTCCTGCAGATCCGCAGCGTGTCCGCCACGCCAGCGCCGCCTTGAACCATGACCACGTACCCCCGCGTCGTGCTGTTGCATGTCGCCTCCGTGCCGGCAGACCAGATGTGGACCACCGCCTGCACGTTGGCCGCGGCCTCCCACGCTGTACCGTTCCAGCGGATGCCCTGGCCAACCGTGGCGCTGCTCTGGTTCAGCTGCGCCAGATTGAATTTGACGGTCGGCGTCGGCACGGTCGTGCTGCGGATCGCGCGGATGGTCGTCGCGCCTGTCGGCACCACCCAGGTTTCCTTCCACGCCGTGCCGCTGGACGGCGCGAAGGTGGCCGTGTACGAGGTGCCGCCCGGCGTGATCTGGTCGTTGGCGTACAAAGTCAGCGAGAAAGCGCCTGCGGTAACCGTCACGGTCTGCGTCCAGCCGCTAAGGGTAACGTTGCCGCTATATAGCGGCTGCGCCAGTGCGGGCGAGTTCAGCGATACCGTGACCGTGCCGCCGAACGTGCCGCCAAAAGGCGTGGTGATCGTGTCGCTGATGGTGGCCGTCTGCGCGAAGGCAGAGACGGCGAGGAGGAGTAGGGTAAGTAGGTGTCTCATGTGGCTGGCCTGTAGCTGATGTCTAGCGTGACTGCGTTTCGTTCCCGGCGCGGCGTCATCTCGAGCCACCAGCCGCCCTGCGGACGGGCTGCGCGGCCCTTCTCTACATGGTATCCTTTACCGCCGCGTTCTTCGGCCTTGTAGGTGCCGGAGCGAAGGAACACCTGATTCCGCTGCACGACGCGCCCCAAGTTGTTGAGGCCCGTCATGACGTTCTCGTCCGCGTTGCGGCGGTGGATGTGGCCGGAAACGTAGATGTCGGCGTCGTACTGCCCGCGCGTGCGCGACTGGTCGATCATGCCGCGCGTCACCTCGCCACCGCCGCCGTAGCCGTGGTGATAGTGCAGAACCGTACTGGTCTGATGCTTGTTCCCGAGGTCGAACCGAAAGCGGACAAAACCCGTGAAAGGCATATGCAGCGCGGGCGAGCCGACCATGCGGAGGTTGTGGACGAGGCGCTCGGCCAGGTCGGTCTGGTGGTGCTGTAGGATCGACGCCTCGTGATTGCCGTCGCTGATAACGGCGATCTGTTTCGCATACGGCATATACAGGCCGGTGTGCCAACTCACGAGTCGGTCAAAGTAGTTTCCGCCGCGCATCTCGGGCCTCAGCGCGTCCTCACTTTTGCGCTTGTCCCACTTGCCCTCCATCGCGCAGAACGTGTCCCCGAACTTGAGGATGGGCGCGTTCAGTTCGCGGGCCTCGTCATGGTGCCGCTTGAGTAGCGCCAGGTCGGAATGCGCGTTGTCGGCGTGTTCGTCGGCCATAAGCAGGACCGTAACCTTCTCCGAGGGCGAGACCTCGAAAAGTATCTCGGCCGCTTGCGAATCCAGCCTCGACACGTTCCAGTTCATTATTCTTTCTCTTGTAACTGCGCCAATACTTTAGTCAACTTGGCGGGGATCGGCAGGCCCGCTTTGCCGGCGTTTTCGGCGATCGAGATAAGTTCCGTCAAACAGAACCACCCGGCCACGTACGCGGACAGCTCGACCGGCATCGGCTGCACGCTCTCGGCGATCTTTAATGCCACCACCAAAAGCAGCGCGATCGCCTTTTTAACGAATCCTTTTCGGGATGCGTCGGACGACACCGCGCCATCGCTCCAGGCCAGCAGGAAACCCGTCGCGAAATCCGCCACCTGCAGACCAATTAGTCCCCAGAAAAGCACAGGCATCGATGCCACCACCCCCAGCAGCGCGCCCGGCAGCGCTAAGATCATCTTTTTCACGACGGCTTGACCCCAACCGACTTTTCAATCGACACGAAAAACTGCGTCAGGTGCGCCAGCGCTTCAGTTAGCGCCTCTTCATCTATCACCTTCCTTCCGCAGATTTTTTCGACTTCGGCTGCGATCTGCGGCAGCATCATGGTCGAGTAGTGCATCGCCATGCCCAGCTTCGCGGCGCCGCTTCCGCCGGCCAGCTCAGCGTTGCGGACGCCAGCGTAGATTGTCTGCGCGACCGACTGGAACGGCCCAGGAACGAAAAGTAGGGCAACTGGCACGCCGACCTTGCCTATTTTTTTGAGCCACCCCCAAGGCATTAGATTTCCTCCCACGCTCGATTGAACGGCGTGATGGCGGTGAACACGTAGGTCTTGCCCTTGCTGCGGTACACCTGCCCGAGATACGGCGTGGAGTCGCTGGCTGCGTAGTAGCGCCCCGGCTGGCCGGGTATTGGACCACCCACCGGGCCGCCAATGGCGTCCGTGTCGGTGCCGTAGGCCTGCAGAAAGCTCTTCGGGTCGATGCTCGACACCAGCCGATCGGTCTGCACGATCCGCATCTCCCACGTAGGATCGAACGCAAATTGCGCCTCTACCGCAGCCGCCGCCTTTGGCTCTCCGTCCTTCCCGCCGTTCGCGGCCCAGTTCCTGCACGCCTGCAGATAATCGTGCTCCGCCTGCAGATTTATTTTTGCGGCGATTGCGGCGCCCTGCGCCATGAACGATTGCTTTACTTCGTTGAGAAACATATCCACCTCACCTCACCAAGCACTAATCACTAGCCACGCCACGGCCAGGCACATCCCGATGACGCCGAACGCGCACAAATCAATCAAAAACGCCCGCATGATTAATTTTCCCACGGCGGCGGAAGCTGAATCACTGGAGGGTTTTGCTGGCGGTCGATGTCCGCCGCAAGCGACGCGTCGTACTGCGCGACCGCCGCGGGCGTCAGTGCCGCCTCCACCCAACCTTGCACCTGCGCTTTCGTCAGGTCTGCGAATGGCGTAAACGTGCTTGGGTCGGCTGGCCCAATGGCCACCTGCCCGTAGCAGCTCGCCGCGTATGTTCCATCGGTCGCAGTTCGCCGCCAGTCGATCATAATGACGATGTCGGTCAGGCTGCCGTCGGCTGGCTTGACGGTGAGGGGGTTGAAGATCCAATCGTAAGTAATTGCCATGCTTAGTTCCTTGCTTCAAAAATGTCGATCTTTGCTTTGAGTTCTTTAATTGCGTTGATGAGCGCAAACGTGATGGCGTGGCCGTTGTAATTCAAAAGTTCAGTCTCTTGCTCATCGTCCCCGTGCAGCTTCCCCTGAAAAGTCCCGATGCACTCCGGAAACACTTCCTGCGCCTCTTGCGCCACGATGGAGATGTGCTCTTTGCCGTCGGCCACCATGCCGCCGAAGCCGTTGTATTTGTAGCGCACTGGGCGCAAAGCACAGATAGCGTCCAGGCCCTTCTCGTAGTCGCCGAGGACTGTCTTCAGCCGTGCATCCGAGGCGATGGTCCAGGTGTTGGTCGTGGGCTTGGCAGCAGAATCGGTCGAGAGCTGAAGTTGATAAGCCGGACTCGTCGTTCCGATACCGACGTTGCCGCCGCCCTGGATACGCATCCGCTCTGAGCCGCCTGCATTACTGAACACAATATCTGCGTTGGAATTATTCGCGCTACCGCCAATGTATCCAGCTATTGTGGTCCCAGAATAACCAACACCTATTGCATATGTCTCAGAGTTTGCGAAGAAAGTCGATCTACCACCTGACACATGAAGTTTTGTCGATGGACTCGGCGTTCCGATACCGACGTTGCCGCCGTATCCCTGCAAAATCAAGTTACTAGCAACGGCGCCGCCATTGAAATTAACACCCTGAATATATGGAGATCCGTCAACGCTTGTCGATCCAATGGCGAGCTGGTAACCACTGCCTGCATTGGTGCGGACAGTAAAACCAGCATTAGTATTGGATGTAGCCAAAGAACTAGCAGACTGACTGACAGCTCCAACTACTGTCAGTTTGGCGTTCGTCGACTCAGTCGCTGGTAAAGCGGTTCCGATACCGAGAGCGCCAGCGGTCGTTAACCGCATTTTCTCTAGCTGAGATGCTGTATTAAAGATAATTGCATCGCTAGTCCCAGAGCCAGAAGTAGATTGCAGGGTAAGCGTGGAGGACGCGCCCGTGCCGCCGGTCACCGTCGCCATCGTGCCGCTGCTCGCCGAAATGGCGACGTTGGATAGCGTGTACCCGCCCCCGTTGACGTTGTCGCCCCACGCGCGGATGTCGTTGCCGAGGTTGTTGATGTCGGTGAACGAGAGCGTGTCGGATGAAACGAAGTTCACTCGCGAAAGCCATGCCATGCGCTATTCCTCCTGCGCTAAAACCAGCCGCTTCAGGTCGGCTGACAGCGTGTACTGTTGATCTTGCGGCACGTCCGCGGCTTCGAGGATCGTTGCCATC